GGTGATGCTCAATACAGATTCAGAGATGCTGCTGGTTTAATCCGTGCAAACCGCACACCTATCGTTGATAAGGCAGCAGCAGATATGATTGCTAGATATCCCGACCTTGCTCAGGATATGCCTAGAAATGAAAATGGTGGTAGCACTGACGGAACTCTTCGTTGTAAGACTGACCTTGGACTGATTCTTGATGGACTTGCTAATGATATTGAGAATGGTGGCAACAGAAACAGCGTTACCGCTGCTAACTTCTATATTGGTGCAAACGGAGAACTGCAGCACATCAGACTGCAAGCATTCCAGTCAATCTATGCACATGATCGCTTAGGTTATTATGCTAAGCAGGCGATCACTGGAGATCTTGACGAAACTAATACCAACGCAATTATTGTTGGTGATTGGGGTATTACAAATGACGGTGGTAACTGTGCAAACGTACAGTCTGCTATCGATACATTGATTACAACAATCAATGATATTATTGCTCCTACAGACGAAGACTTTAACATTGCTGCTGATAGGATCTATTTCAATAGAGATTATATCGCTCAGGAAATCACTGGACTTACAACTCAAGAGTTTACATATCAACTCAACAATGTAAATTACAGTGCATTAACATATCCTGGTTCAAATGGTCGTGTGACTTGTGAGAGAGATCTCAAACTGATTCTCTTGAGTATTATTTCTGATCTTCAGACTGGTGGTACGAATAGCACTATTCAAGCAATTGAGTTGTATCTGAATGCGAATCTCACTATTAACCACATTGAGAATGAATTACTCGCTACCATTTACTCTATTGAACTGCTTAAGACATTTGCTGAGAGAGCAGTACAGAATCTTCTGTATGATCAATTTACTAATGTAACTGGTAATCAGTATGCAGCACAATTTACATCAGAGACTGCATATCGTGATCAATTAACACCGACAGCGATTAATAACGTCATCTACAGAATCAGAGATCTTGTTGACACCTCTGTTTCTATCCTTGCTCCTGGTAAGGATGAAGCAAGAAGTGCTGCTAAGAATCTTCTGTACAATAAGAACTACTATAGAGAGGAAATTTCCACTCTGGCAACTGCACAGTTTGGTACTGGTGCATGGACTTATGACACATTCATTGATGGTTTAGTTGATGATGTCGTACATGATCTCATCACTACCGATGTAGATACTAGCGTATCTGCTTACACAATTACTTTAAGTGCTTCTACTGGTGCTTTTGCGGTTGGTGAAACTGTCACATCTAGTGGTGGTGGAACTGCAACTGTTCTTGAATGGGATGCTGAGGATGAGATCCTCTATGTCGGTGCATTTACTGGCACTGCATGGGCAGCAGCGGACACTCTGACTGCTCCTTCTACTGCAACAGGAACCATTGCTACTAGCGGTGTAAGTTCTGCTTATGATTGGTACTCTTCTCCTGCAAACGTTAAGATCCTTTCTAAAGCAAGAACAATTACATCCAATATTGCAGGTCAAGTTCCTGGAACAAACCTATTCACCAATCCTGAGGCATTCGCTGCTAATTGGCAGGTAAATTCCAATGGTGGTGTTGATTCTCTCTTAATTACTAATAATAATATTGCTGCTCCTGATTCTACAGTAACTGCAGAGAAATTCTACGCTGCTAACAATAATGGTGGGGTTCATGATACTTTCAGAGACTATAATTTAACTGCATTTGAAACATTTGACTCTGATACAGTTAAGTTTGACTCTGGTAGCGAGACATTTGATACTGGTGCTGTTGGAATTGATGCAACCCAAACATTTACATATTCAGTCTTCTTCAAATCTGCTGGATCTCAATCTGTCAGATTCAAGATTACTCTTGATCCTGGCACCGCATCTGAACAGAATATTTTCTTCGATCTCAACCTCAACGCTGGAACCACAGGATCTCTGTTCATCCCTCAGGGTGGTCTAACAGGCGATGCTTATGGTGCTGTTCCTTATGGTAATGGTTGGTATAGAGCATATATTACAACAACGTTCGGATTTGGTTTCTCTACACTCAGAGCATCGGTTACTGTTAACTCTGCTACTGGTGCAAACAACTGGACTGGAGATGGTGCTGTTGGTGCATACTTCTGGGGTGCGAAACTCAATAAAGGTGCGCTTGATCCATATCTCGCAGTTAGTGGTGAAATCTTCTACGCTGATACTGAGTACAATATTAAGAAGTATGCAATTGACCTTCTTGAAGGATTTATGGGTCAAGCACTTGACAATACTCTGACCTCACCTTCTACCAACGCTGGTTTCTATTCATTCTATGATTCCACTGCTGCATCTGATTATACTAAGGCAACAATTCAACGATTTATTCGTTATGGATTGAATGTCATTCGTGAGCAGTTGAATGTTGATTCTTACTACACAACTCTGACTCAGGTAACTGGTATTTCTCTAGTTGCTAAGACATATGGAATTAGAGATATCCCTGTCGGAATTGCTGGAGGTCTGCAGTCTTCTGATTACATTTATGGTTTGAATAGTGATTCATATGCTGAACTGGAAAGTATCTCACTTAATGAGGCAAAGATTGTTCAGGTTTATAAGAGATTTAGAATTGATGGTACTATCACTGATGGTCCATTCATTATGGGCGAGGTAGTTACTAAGCAAGGTGCTCCCTCTGTTACTGGCGTCGTTTATGGATTCCATGAAGATGCAAACTATAAGTATCTTGATGTTCGTGTTACCGCTGGTCCTTGGGCAGTCACAGATACTCTTGTGGGTGCAACTAACTCTACAACAGCACAAATTAGTGCTGAGGAAGATAGATTACATGTTATCGATCTTAAGGGTGAATTCACCAACAATATTCCATTCAAGGGATACACCAGCGGTCAAACCGCTCAACCTACAGGATTCCTTAAGACTCAGGCTGCTGTAACCAGCAATATTGGTGGTACTCTCACAGTTGATACTGAAACTCTGCTTGGTTCTTTCGAGAAGACAGCAGTTGTTTATCCTGAATCGTCTAGACAATATCTCGATGTTAGTAAGTATGCTGGTTTAGATGTTCAGGTTGGTCAAAGAATCGCATCCGAAGGACATATCCGATTGGGTGTTTCTATCGTCAATAACTTGAATGTATTCACTGAGGGTGGAAGACTTTACAAGGTTGTTAACGGAAACCAAGATGCTAATACTTACGGCATCATTACTGAAATCGATCTTGATAATAACTACATCTATGTTTCACAAGTCTTAGGAACATTCAATAACGGTGATTTGGTTGGTGATTATGGTGTAGGTAATAGTTTCCCTGTTGGATACGCGAGCGTATCTACAAAGGTTACAACTGCTGGTGCCGCTGCTGCTCTTGTACAAGATATTCGTGATGTTGGTCTCAATAAGAGAATCTATCTCAGTGATATTCGTGGAACGTTTGATGTTAAAGATTCTATCAAGGGTCTCGATGGATACCGCGCAGCAATTCTTGCTAAGGTTGATCTTAAGGCAAGAGTTAAGCGTGCATTCAAGGGATTTGATGGTACTCAAACTAACTTCAAACTCACCACAGATAATGGCACACAATACCTCCCTGACCCCGCAGGTCACCTGTTGGTATTCATCAATGGTGTTTTACAACCTCCTGGTGCTACAAATGCATTTACTGCATTCTCCGATGAAATTCAATTCACTGAGGCACCTGATCCTGGCGCATCCTTCACTGGATTCTATGTTGGTAAGTTGAGACAACTGGATGATATTTCATTCGAGTTTGACTCTCTGCGCCAGTCCTTCAACCTTAAGCGTAGTGACGTATTCTACTCACTGACACTCACAGATGGTGTTCAATCGAGCGTCATTAGACCTGAAAATAACATCATTGTTTCTATCAATGGCGTTCTTCAGGAACCTGGTGTTGGTTTTGAAATTGTTGGTTCAAGAATCATCTTCTCTGAGATTCCGCGTGTTGGATCTACCTTCGTTGCATTCTCTTATGTCGGTTCTGAAGCAGACGTTGAGGCAGCAACTGTTATTCCTCCAATTGAATCTGGTGACTTCATCGAGATTCAGGGTGAGACCTCAGAAAGAGAAGTTGCTTTGATTGAATCTTCAAACTCTTTGATCACATTCGATTATCTTGGATCTGTCTTTGGACAAGATGGTCAAGCATCTGCTGTTCTGACAAGTGGATTTATTGATAGAGTACAGGTTACCGCTGGTGGTTCCAACTATACATCTAGACCTACTGTAAGACTTGACTCCATTTCTGGATTCGATGGTCAAGTACGCGCATTGGTAGGCGTTGCGGGTGTTGAAATGAGTAGTTCTGGTTCTGGATATCAAAATCCTGAAGTTGTCGTGGAAACATCTGTTCCCGATGATTGGACTGCTCCTGATCTTTCTCTCTACGGAGAAGAGGTAATCGATCCAGAGATCCTATAAATAACTAAAAATTCCTACGAGTAATGGCTAAACAAACACTCGGTCTTGGAACCTCCGCTAATGATAATACTGGTGATACTTTACGAGTCGGTGGTGACAAGATCAATGACAACTTTAATGAGCTGTACGCGGCATTAGGTAATGGCACTAACTTAACAGTTAGTGTTACTAACCCTGCTGTAGGGCAAGTCTTAAGGTATAACGGAACGACGTTCTTACCTTCAGACTATACGAACCTTACCGCTAACTTAGATGTTAACGGTAACAACATCGTATCCTCTTCTAACGGGAATATCGCCATTACTCCAAACGGCACTGGAAATACAACTATTTCCAACGGTAGTATTGTTAATACATTTAACGGAACTACTGGTGTTGTTGATTTCCCGACAAAAATTCAGTATAAGAATGAATACACTGCTGTAGGTAACGCTCCTGCAGCAGCAACTTATACTGGTTACTTCTTCACTGTTGATGGTGATGATAATCCGTATGTCAATATTAATATTACTGCAGGTGGTGCTGGTGATGTAAGAGCAAAACTTCTTACTGAGTATTCCAGTATTGATTTACTTTCTGACGTTGATACAACCAGTAATGCTCCCACATCAAACCAAGTTCTTGCTTGGAATGGTTCTAACTGGGCACCTGCTGATCAAACAGGCGGTGGCGGTGGTGGCGCAGACCAGAACTTGTTTGCTACTTTTTCTGGTGATACTGGTAGTACAACAGCAAATACTACTACAGATAGTCTGACTATTGCTGGTGGCACTAATATCGCGACTGCAGTTAGCGGAGATGTTTTAACAGTCAATTTTGACGGAACTATTCCAACAACTCTTGCTGCTCTGACAGATACGAATGTAAGTGGAATTACACAGGGAGATTCATTGTTCTACAATGGAACTCAATGGACAGTTGTTAGAAGTCCTATTACTTGGTGGGAACTTAACGCTGATGGTTCTAATAATTACACCTTTAGCGGTCCTGGATTCCCCACCACACAAAATGACCCTACTCTGTATGTACATAGAGGGTTTACTTACGCATTTGATAACTCTGTACAAGGTGGAGCACACCCCTTCAGAATTCAAAGCACCCAAGGTTTGAGTGGGACTGCATATACCACTGGTCAGACTGGTAGTGGAACTAGTGTTCTTTACTGGACTGTTCCTATGGACGCTCCCAATACACTTTACTATCAATGCACTATTCATTCTCTGATGAATGGTACTATTAACGTTGTAAATTGATAAATGGCAAGAACTGTTCCTGGATCTGGTGCCGTCATCGAACCAATCTTTG